GATAGCTCTAAGTGATTTCCACTCACACTGTATTACACGTATTCTCGTTTCTTTACCATAACCCGCATCAATCCAATCAAAGCTCGCATTATACTCACTATATTGATCAGAATTGTAATATGCATTACGCATGTTTTCTAATTCTAAAAGATCCTCTTCTGTAAGCTCTTCTTTGTATTCATCATTGATTTCATTGACTGACATATATCTCTCCTCACCAACCCAGTTTGCTTCATCTATATAGTCTGAATGTGCAGAAGCATCAAATACAATTTGTCTTGGATCTACACGTCTTACAAATGGATCACCATTTTTTATTTCAACTTTGTAAAACTCTTTACCTGTAACAAGTAAATCTCTAAATCCTTCTTTGAATATATCTTTTACATTGTATCTATTTATTACATACTCCAAACCATCTTGTGCAGTTTCCTCTACCATTTCACGATAGTTGTATTTCATGTATGTTTCAATATCCTCTGGCACAGGCATACCTGTTCCTTGCTCAATAATACTTACCCCTTGCTGTTGTTCAAACTCATCGTGTATATCTTGCAACAAAGCTCTCATTGTAATGGCTACTTTATGATCTAGCTTTCTTATAATTGCATCTTTGTTGATCGTAGTAACTTTCATATCAAGTGGTCTCCTGATTTCTTCTCCGACTAATAAATCAATTTTAGGCGTAATGATTGGATAATTTACAAGTCTTGCAGGATATGTCAATCCATACTGCTCTGTAATATAACTGTAATCTTGTTGATTAACCTGTCCGTTATATATCAAATAGTTTCTAATATCTTTTGTTCTGCCTGACAGATAAAACCCATCATCATATGACATATAACTTATAATAGAATCTAAAACTTGTTCGCACCACTCTGGAGTCTTTTCTGCTTCAGACAATACCAGTGGTGGCATTGGAGAGTAATCTTTTTTCATATTTTATTCATTTGTGTGGGTATACCATTCCAACCCATTTTATAATACCTAAAACCTAAATCTTTTTCTTCTTGCTTATCACTTACTTGTAATCTATAATTATCTATGTTATGTATCAAACATAATCCAAAAGCCATAGCGCGGTCGGTATTCTGTCTACCATATACTGCTAGCTCATCTATCAAATCCATAAACCATATGTCTTCAACATTTTCTCTTATATAATCATCAATCAAATCTTCAAGTAAAGACTTGACTTGCTTATTCATATGCACACCATATCTGTTTCTAGTTTTTGTGCCAGGGTTGTGTGCAGACTCTGGCTTTTCTTTTAAATATTTCAATGCATTCATACGTTTGAAATAATCTAATATACCTATCTTTGTGTATTCAACTAGCATTTTTGCATTATAGTAAACTGCTAGCTTCAACACACCATCCCAAAAATCTTCTTTTTTAGGTGGTCTATCAGTATACTCTGCGATAACATAATCGCTTGGTACATCTGTATTTGCAAATCTACGATAAATTATCGCACTACCCAAAGAATCTGATGCACCAGCAGTGTCTTGATCATAAGAGTCCACCCCACCTATATCTAAAAAACGAAACTCTGTCATAGGGTGTGCAAGTATTCTGTATGGTCCATCTGGGTGTGGTCTCCACTTTACAGCAAACTCTTCATTGCCCAACTCCCAATCTAAATATCCTCTTTGTATTTGTGATCTAAAATCAATACTAGACAATATTCTAGACCTTTGAGCATTAAGTAATGATATATCAAATCGTGATGATTTAGTATTTAGA